AAGGAACAGTAAGATGGCAGCTACAGCAGCCCCTTACGGATTTGTTCCGGTGAACAGGCTTGGTGGATACGAGAACGGTTCTTTCCGCCAGCTTAAAATGACCAACTCTTATGGCACCTCTATCTTCTTTGGTGACATTGTTGAGCTGGTCGCAGCCGGAACTATCGAAATCGACACAGCCGCAACCTCGACGCGTCCCATTGGGATTTTTCAGGGTTGTAACTTCACCGACCCCAACCTGAACTACAAGGTGTTCTCCCAGATGTGGACGGCTTCCACCGTTGCCACAGATATTCTGGCGCACGTTGCTGACGACCCTCGTCAGGTGTTTCAGGTTCAGGGTGAAGGCTCATTTGCTCAGACCGACCTTGGCTTAAACGCCGAAGTCAGCACGTATGTCGCGGGCAATACAAACATTGGTAAGTCAGTGTTGTCGCTTGAGGCGACCACCCCAGCCACCACTGGAACCTTCCCCTTCCGCACCATCGACTTCGTTGATGGACCCTTCAGTTCTGTTGGAGACGCTTTCACTGACATGCTTGTCATCTGGAATGCCGACATCCATCAGTACGATCTTGCACTCGGCACATAAGGAGGATTGAGCAATGGCTGCAATTTCAAGAGCGCAATTACTCAAGGAACTCCTGCCGGGTCTGAACGCCCTGTTTGGCCTTGAGTACGACAAGTACCAAGACGAGCATCTGGAATGTTACGACGCCGAAAGCTCGGAACGTTCCTTTGAAGAAGAAACGAAACTGTCCGGCTTCGGAGCCGCGCCCGTCAAGACTGAAGGCGGCGCTATCTCCTACGACACGGCGCAGGAGAGTTTCACTCAGCGGTATGACCATGAGACGATTGCTATGGGCTTCTCCATCACCGAAGAGGCGATGGAAGACAATCTGTATGACAGTCTGTCCTCACGGTATACCAAGGCTCTCGCCCGTGCGATGGCCTACACCAAGGAAGTCAAGGCGATGGTGCCGTTTAACACCGGCTTCACCGCCACCACCGGTTACCTGACCGGCGACGGCGACCAGTTGTTCTCGACCTCGCACAGCATTGTGCAGGGCGCGAACCTCTCCAACCGTCCCGCCACGGCAACTGATCTAAACGAAACGTCTATCGAAGACGCGGCTATTCAGATTTCCAATTGGACTGATGAGCGCGGTCTGCTCGTTGCGTGTCAGCCTGTTAAGCTGGTCATCCCGACCAACTTGCAGTTTGTCGCAACTCGCATCCTGTCTTCCCAGTACAAGACTGGTGTGGCTGACAACGACGTGAACGCCATCTACCACAACAGCACGGTTCGGGACGGGTATTGCATCAATCATTACCTCACCGACACCAATGCGTGGTTCCTGAAGACGGATTGCCCGAACGGATTGAAGTATTTCAATCGCGTTGGACTGTCCACTTCAATGGATGGTGACTTCGACAGTGGCAACGTTCGCTACAAAGCACGCGAACGTTACAGCTTCGGCGTTTCGGATTATCTTGGCGTATTTGGTTCGCCGGGTTCTTCCTAAGCGAGAACGCTACGAGAAAGGGGGGGCTTCGGCCCCCCTTTTTTTATGCGACCACAAGATTTCTTGTGAAGCCATAAGATTTCTTATGTATGCCAAAATATATTTTTAAATATCCCAACGTATTTATCTCCATCCCAAAGGCGGCGTCATCAACTACGTCCGCAGTTTTACAGCATCATTTGGGCTGGGATGAGACGAACTCTCTTATGGCCGACGACGGCTGGAACTTCTACGCCCTCATAAGGCACCCCATTGATCGCTGGGTGTCTGGTATGGCTCAGAGGTTCGCCGGGGCGATCTCAGAAAAAGACATCACGAAGAAGATGCGCGTCCATCTCGACGCCATCCACGACGACGAGCGGTTATGGGATTACGTGGAGAAAGGGGAGCATGACGTTCATACCCAACGGCAGTCAGCTATCATCAGTGGAGCGCCGGACCCGGCCCTGTTTAAGCTGGAGAGCATGGATGCCATGTGGGAGGCGATGGGTGTTGATCTGCCTGAGATGGACAGCGACCACATCCACAAGACCAACGGATACCAGAAGGATGTGATGAACCACCTGTCTGAGGCGCTTGAGCGCGTGCCCGCCTACAGGGAGTATCTCCTGAAGTTTTACGAGGATGACCTGAAATTGTATGAGCAGGCAAAATAATCATGCACACACCCAGAACAAACATTGGTCAGGTAATATTTAGTGTGGTGTTCCTGAAAGGTTCTGCTACAATTTAAGGGCATTTGAATGTGGCGGACCTCATGTCTCGTCATGGTTTTAGGAAAGGAACTGTTCAATGCCTACACATTTTACCAACGGCGTATCCAACGTCGTTCCGGGCAATCCCCTGTATGAGTTTGGGATGCTCGACCCCACCAAATGGCACGTATTCTGGGACGACTTTGACACCACGCCCATCGCGGCTCAGTGGACACTGACTGCGACTTCGGCTGGTGCCGGAACCTCTGCCATCACTGTCCCCGACGCCGACGACGGCTTGGCCCGCATCACCACCGCTGGCAACGACAACGACGGTATCTTCGCGGAGTGGATTTCTGAAACCTTCCTGCTGGAAGACAACAAGAAGACATTCCTTAAAACCCGTTTTCAGGTTGGCGACGCAACCCAGTCCGATCTCATCATCGGCCTGCACTCCACGGACACAACTCCGCTGGACGCTACAATGCGTTTCGCGTTTATCTCTGAAGACGCCTCCGCAAGTGTGTTTTTCAACAACGACGACAACACCACCGACACCGACAGCGCGTCGTTGGCGACGTTGGCCGATGACACGTTTATCACCTTGGCGGCTTACTGGGATGGCATCTCAACCATCTACACCTACGCCAACGATGTCTTGATCGACAGGATGGAGAGCGTTGATGTCCCCGGTGCGGAGATGGCAGTCGGCTTTGGCTACCTGAACGGCGCGGCTGGTGCTGAAACCACCGACATCGACTACATCTTCGTCGCTAAAGAGAGGTAGTTTCTCATGCACACCAATCTGATTAAGAAAGACGGTAAATGGACTGTCGAGTTGATCGGGGGTGACGATGAAGAGACTTTGGTTAAAACCTTCTCTGGTCGTGAACACGCGACAAACCAGATCAGGATGTGGGGTAACGGGCAGTCCGATATGCCGGTCCTGAAGAAAAAGGGAGCCGCCAAGAAGAAGGCGGCTCCCAAGAAGGCCAAGCCAAAGAAGAAGTAACGCTAACATAGAGAGGATATAAAGATGTCCCAACCAAAGGTCATCACTCTTGCCCCGAACGCGCTAGACAGGAACGGCATTTCTACGACGGAAACGCTACTTGCCGCACGTTTGGATTATCTCATCAACGGCGCTCTTTCCACCGGGTATGACCGGAACGGAATTGCTGCCAGTCAGACACCGACAGACGCGACTGCCATGACGCTTGATGGTGTTCTTGGCACTGACTTCCGCGACAGGCGCGGTGTTTACATTCTCATCTACGCTGCGGCTGACGACACAGGACGCACATTCACTGTGGTCGGTGAGGATTTGCAGGGCAATTACCTCACTGAGGACATCACTGGTCCGGGGCTGGGTCTAATTGTTCTTGGTTCAACCAAGTTCTACAGCGTCGCGTCGGTAACGCCGGATGCCGCCACGGCGGGAGCGATTGAGATCGGCGTCAACGGATACTGCGATTTCACAGCCACCCCGCAGCATGTGGCAATGTATTCCGCAGGAAACGACACCGGCGACACCTACACGCCCCGTGGTTATGATCGTTACGGCGTCGAACTGACCGACAGCATCACCGGGGCCAACGCCAGTACCAGCACCACCCAAGACGCCAACTTTGCATGGGTTGACCGCATTACGTCGAGCGGAGCGTCTGCGGGCGCTGTTGAGGCCGGGGTTGACGGTTTGTGCGAGAGTGGGTGGTTCCTTCTCAATTATCGCGGGCCAGATTTTAACGTGGCGATTGGCTGCGACGTATCCTCTGGAGCGTCGCTGACGTACGCCATGCAGCACACTTTCAGTAATGTTCTCGCCAGCGGCTTCCAAGAGGCCAGTGGAGAGGTTGTCCTGACCCATGACACGATCACCGGCGAAACTGGCAGCACGGACGGCAACTACACCAACCCGCCAGTCGCCACCAGATTGGCAATCACCGCCCATACGTCGGGCAGTGCGAACGCGAGGATTATCCACGCGGGGAGGTCGTAATGGGGATTAGCAGCGTTGGCATCGTCTCAGCGCCCATCTTTCTGGATAGCAACTTCCAGATTTTGGACGACGCTGACCAGACCGCAAAACTCCAGACCGCAGTCAACGTTGGCACGGCAGGAACAAACGTCACTGCCGTTGAGTATGGTGCTGGGCAGGAGCATGTCACAAAACTGACCCTCGCCAGTGTAGGCTACACCATCGGTGATACAGCCTCTCTTGCGGATGGCGCACTGATATACACACTTCCTGCCGGGGCCTTGGTTGTAAGGATGGCGTCGATCAGTGTCGGCGTTTCCCTAACCACCGGAACGCCCACAACCGACACCCCTGACGTGGGGCTGGGGACTGTTATAGGGACAGGGGCCGTCGCCACGCTGGATGGCACCGCCACCTTTGAAAATATTTTGACCGGGCAAACCGCAGCAGATGTTGCTGGCACTGCAACCGTTAAGACGGTGCAAACCTCATTAGCGATTGAGGCGGCTGACGCACACACTGTTCATTTCAATATCGCGGACGCTTGGGCCAACGTAGACGACACCGCTGCCACGGCATCGGGGACTGTCTGGTTGGGCTGGACGTTTCTGGCTTAGAGAGGAAAAGGTATGCCTAAGAAAAATCTACTGAACGTCTCCCATGACATGGTCTCTATTTCCATGACCGACCTACTTACTCTTCTGGGAAGCCCAAAGAAGACCCAGCAGGCTCTGGTTGATCTTGAGAAGGCGTCGAAGAAAGCTGACAAGGCCCGCAAGGCGCTTGAGAAGGCTGAAAGCGAGCAGGTAGCGCGGATGGACGCTGAAGAACGCAAGCGTGAGAATGACATCAAGGCCATCCACAAAGACAAGGAGGCCCTCGCCAATGCGTGGGCTGAACTGGAAAAGACCACGGCCAACCAGAACGCTGGCGTCCAAGACGCCCGTAAGGCCCTTCGCCGCGACCAAGCGGAGTTTAAGGAAATCCAGAAGGCCCATGCCATGCAGGCAGAGCATCTTGAAAACTCCCGCGATCTGCTCCAGCGAGAGCAGGAGAAGGTGAATGGTCAGGTGGCAGAGGCCCGCCGCGAGGCGATTGCTGATCGCAAGGCCGCTGAAGCCGCTAAGGAAGAGGCCAAGAAGTTCAACAAGGAAGCTAATCGTAAGATTGCTGACATGAGGAAGCTGGTGGCGTAATGGCTCTGACCGGGGTTAGCCGAACAGACGAACATGATATTTTGCCAAACACTGCGTTTGGCGAACTGTCTGTTGCTGAGAACACCCCGCAAGTCCAGATCAAGTTTCCCCACGGCGTTATTGACGATGAGATTGAGGCGTTTGCAAACAAGGTAAGCGCCGGTAGCGCCATCACATCGTCAAACGGCACAGTCACAGTGACTTGCGCTAATGTTGCTGATGCGTTCTGCCAGATCAGAACGCGAGATGTTATCCGCTACGGCCCCGGTCAGGGAGCGAGGGCACGCTTCACTGCTGGCTTCTCAGGTGGCACAGCCAACAGCACGCTGTTCGCTGGGGCGGGCGACGACGATGAGGCCATCGGGGTCGGGCATAGCGGAACAAGGTTCGGCTTCAGGCATCTCTATTTCGGAGAGCTTGAGGTCCGTGAGTTACAGATCACCTCTGCTGCTGACGCCGGGGGCGGCGATTTTGTTATCACGCTTGATGGCGTTGCAACTACAATCACAGTTGGCGCGGCTGCCACTATCCCTGAGATCGTCGCCGCCATTGTCGCTACCAGCTTCCTCGACAAGGCGCGAGGCTGGGAGGTCTTTACCGGCAATGCTGATGTTGTAGAG